GAGTGGCTGAAAACCGCCAGTATACCCAACGACCGCTTCCTCAAGTCCGACCTGACAGGCCCGCTGACAAAGCCCGACAGTAAAGGGACTATATTTTTAGAGAGTAAGAAGGACATGAAGGCGCGGGGACTGGCCAGTCCCGACGCTGCCGACGCTATCGCCGTGACGTTCGCGTATCCGGTGGCGCACCGCGAGGCTAGGCCAGTGGACAATAGACCGCGCATGTCCTATGGTGGAGGCACAGCCTCTTCAGGATGGATGGGACACTAATGGTATCGCTGTCAGTAGGACGTGGCGAGAAGCTGTCGACGAAGGCGGGCGCTGGGCTGACGGCCAAGGGCCGGGCTAAGTATAACGCCGCGACGGGCAGCAAGCTCAAGCCGCCGGCTCCCAACCCTAAGACCAAGGCCGACGAGGGCCGTAAGAAGTCGTTCTGCGCGCGCATGGGCGGGGTCGTGGCTAAGTCGAAGAACGCAGAGCGGGCCAAGGCGTCAATGAAGAGGTGGAACTGTGGCAAGTAAGCCGGGCCTCTACGCTAACATCCATGCAAAGCGGGCGCGCATCAAAGCCGGATCAGGCGAGAAGATGCGCAAACCGGGCGCTGAGGGCGCACCGACCGCCAAGGCGTTCAAGCAGTCAGCTAAGACGAGGAAGAAGTAATGCCGTTAGTCAAATCATCCTCTAAGGCCGCGTTCCGCACAAACGTGAAAAAAGAAATCGCCGCCGGTAAGCCGCCGAAGCAGGCCGTAGCCATCGCGTATTCGACGAAACGCGCGGCCAAATCCGGTAAAATGAGCAAGGGCAAATCTTGTGGCAAGTGATGATGTAGTCGCCGCTGGCAAAGTCTCCGACAACCCAGACGATGACCGTCTGGCCACCATGCGCCATCGTTTCACGGTGGCGATGTCGGCTTATTCAGACTCACGCGAAGATGAGCTGGACGATCTGCGGTTCATGGCGGGCTCGCCTGACAACGCCTGGCAGTGGCCTGCCGACGTGCTGGCGACACGCGGCGCGGTGCAGGGCCAGACGATCAACGCTAGGCCGTGCCTGACGATCAACAAACTGCCGCAGCATGTGCGCCTCGTGACGAACGAACAGCGCCAGAACCGTCCGACTGCACGGGTCATTCCCGCCGATGAGAACGCCGACCCGGAGGTCGCGGAGATCTTTGACGGTATCGTGCGGCACATTGAGTATATGTCCGACGCCGACGTGGCCTATGATACAGCCTGCGATAATCAGGTCACTTACGGCGAAGGCTACATCCGCATCCTGACAGAATACTGCAAAGAAGACTCGTTCGAGCAGGACATTAAGATCGCTCGCGTCCGTAGCAGCTTCAGCGTCTACATGGATCCGATGATTCAAGACCCGTGCGGTCAGGACGCGAACTGGTGCTTTATTACGGAAGACATTCCGAAAGCTGAATACGAGCGCATGTATCCTGACGCCACGCCTGTCACGGGCATGATGTCACAGGGCGTAGGCGACCAGACGCTCAGCATGTGGGTCAGCCAAGAGACTGTCCGCATTGCGGAATATTTCTATATCGACACTAAACGCGCCACGCTTAATCTCTACCCAGACAATGTTACGGCCTTCAAAGGCACGCCGGAGGACAAGCGGCTCATGGCCGCCTACGGTAAGCCGCTGCGCAGCCGCGAGAGCGACCGTCGCCGGGTCATGTGGATCAAGACCAACGGCTATGAGGTGCTGGAAGAGCGCGAGTGGGCGGGTAAATACATCCCCGTGATTCGCGTGATCGGCAACGAGTTCGAGGTCGACGGCCAGATCTATATTAGTGGTCTGGTGCGTAACGCCAAAGACGCGCAGCGCATGTATAATTACTGGGTCAGCCAAGAAGCAGAAATGCTCGCGCTGGCCCCCAAAGCGCCGTTTATTGGCTATGGCGGCCAGTTCGAAGGCTACGAAACCAACTGGAAAACGGCCAATACGAATAATTGGCCTTATCTTGAGGTCAATCCCGATGTTACCGACGGAGCCGGCAACCCGCTACCGCTACCTGAGCGCGCCCAGCCTCCGATGGCTCAAACGGGCCTTATTCAAGCCAAGATGGGGGCTGGCGAAGACATCAAATCGACCACTGGCCAATACGATAGTAGCATTGGGGCGACTTCCAACGAGCGGACGGGTCGTGCGATCCTCGCTCGGGAGCGGCAGGGCGACACGAGTACTTATCATTATGTCGACAACCTCGCGCGGGCGATCAAATATGTCGCGCGGCAGCTCGTCGACATGATCCCGAAGATCTACGACACGCAGCGCGTCGCTCGCATCATTAACGTCGAGGGCGAAGTCGGCATGGCCCGCATCAACCCGGCCCAGCCGGAGGCGGTGCGTAAGGTCGTCAACGAAGAAGGCATTGAGATCGCCAAGATCTACAACCCAAATGTTGGCACCTACGACGTGCATGTGTCCTCCGGCCCCAGCTACATGACCCGTAAGCAGGAGGCGATGGACACAATGGGCCAGATCCTTCAGACCAATCCGGCGCTTTGGAGCGTCGCGGGCGACCTGTTTGTCAAGAACATGGATTGGCCAGGCGCGGAAACAATGGCCAAGCGGTTTGAGAAGATGCTTGATCCGAAAGTGCTTCAAGACACCGACGAATCGCCGGAAGCGCAGGCCATGCGTATGCAGATGGAGCAGATGGCGCAGGAAATGGAGCAAACGACGGCTCAGATCCAGCAGCTTATGCAGTCCTACGAGATGCAAAAATTGTCGATTGACGAGCAAAACGCGCAGATTAAGGCTTATGACGCCGAAACAAAGCGTATTTCGGCGACATCGGCCAGCATGACGCCTGAACAGATCCAAGACATCGTGCAAGGGACCATCGCGGCGGCGCTCGACATGGGCGACATCGTGCCGGGTAACTCACCCATGCAGACTTTACCGGGAATGGAACAATGAGCTGCGCAGATCTGATCGGCCACCTGTTTTTAGCGCGTGATGTGACCCATTCGGTGCATCTAAACACGCGGTCCTACGCCAAGCACAAGGCGTTAGGTAAGTTTTACGAAGATGTGATTGGCATGGCTGACGATTTGGCGGAAGCCTATCAGGGTCGGCATGGTCTGATCGGGCCGATTACGCTTCATTCGGCCAAAAAGACCAATAATGTCGTTGATTTTCTTGAAGATTCTTTAAAAGAAGTTGAAAATCTGCGATATAAAGTATGTGATAAAGAAGATACGGCGATCCAGAACATTATAGACAACATCGTGGACTTATACCTGTCCACGCTGTATAAATTGAAATTCCTAGCCTAAAGAGGGCATTATGGGTCTGAAATCTACAACTGTCTGCTTGGGCTATCAGCAGATTACTTCTCTTAGCTCTGCCGCCGGATTGACACCTCCGCAGGGGGCGACTATGGCGCTTATCGTTGCTGAAACGCAGGGCGTTCGCTGGCGTGACGACGGCACGAATCCGACCGCTTCGGTTGGAATGCCCATCGCTGCGGGTGCGTATCTGAATTACGACGGTGATTTTAACCGAGTTAAGTTCATCGAACAGACGGCCAGCGCTAAATTGAACGTGAGCTATTACGCATGATTCGCGTTCAGACTATAGGTGTTAGCGATGTGCGGATTCAGCCGCGCCCTAATTCCTATGATGCCGGCGACGGCGTTTCGGTCTATGAAAACTCAGCCAGCACTCCGGCCCCCGTTATTTCTAACGGTATTTTGTTGGAAGATCTGGTTTATTTCCTGATGATGGAAGACAACACCAGCTATTTGCTGCAAGAGGCTTAAGATGGCTAACACCAGTATCTCCAATCTTACAGCAGGCGGCGCAGTAGCAGCTACCGACCTTGTGCCTAATGTTCAGACGGCTGGCGTAGGGCCGGTAAAAACGACCGCAGCGCAGTTAAAGACATTCATGTCTGCGTCGCCTACGTTTACAGGCACGGCAAACGGCGCAGACTTAACGCTTAGCGGCACACTTACGACCGGGACTTGGGCGTCTTCAGGTTTCACACTTTCAGCCAGTGGCATTATTACTGAAGCCACAACCAGTCGCACATTAAGCGCTTCTGACAATGGCAAGGTAATCTACTGCACCAACGCAGGCACAACGACAATTACGACCGCTACGACGCTCGGCGCGGGTTTTTCGGTGACAATTATTCAAGGCGGCGCAGGTAAAGTTACTGTAGCTCAAGGAGCTAGCACGACTCTGGTGGCGTATTCGTCTTTGTTCAGCACAATGGGACAGTATGCTGTCATTTCGCTTATTTGTCCTGTTGCCGATACTTTTTACGCCGCGGGCAATCTTGGCGTTTAATAGGAATATGTGATGGCCGACGTAAAAATATCTCAACTTCCGGCGGCGGCGCTTCCTTTAACGGGAAGCGAAATATTTCCGCTAGTTCAGAACTCTGTAACCGTTCAGACGCCCGTATCTTCTGTATCAAAAGCCATAGTTGTAAATATTTCTGATTTTACGGGGACGGGAACTCAGACTATTTTTACGTTGCCTTCCTCCCCGGCTAACTTAAATTTGACCAACATATATATCAATGGTGTATACCAGAATAAAAACACCTATACTTTATCGAGCTCATCTATAACATTCTCTGAAGCGCCACCATATAATTCAATCATTGAGGCGGTGTACCTATGATTACGCCATCTTTTAGTATTGGCGCGTCAGAACGTGTTCTTCCTTCTTTTGCGCTTAATTTTACAACGGCAAGTCTTGATTCGCGCGTAACTTTTACGCGAACAGCAAATACTGCCACCTACACTAATTCTTCGGGCGTTATTACAGCTATAAACGCTAATTTACCGCGTTTTGACTATAACCCTACAACTCTTGTGTGTAACGGACTTCTTATCGAAGAAACCCGCACCAACATTCTATTAAACAGTTTAATAAATGGGACGTCGTTATCCACGCAGACCGTGACCACGTCCGCAGTAGCGTATACGCTAAGTTTTTACGGAACTGGAAGCATTGTTCTGTCTGGAACGGCTTCGGCTACTGTAGCCGGGACCGGCGCGTATCCTACACGCAAGACATATACTTTTACGCCAACTGCCGGTTCTCTTACGCTTACCGTAAGCGGAACAGTTCAGTACGCGCAGTTAGAGACAGGTAGTTTTGCGACTAGTTTTATCCCTACTGATGCAACTGTCGGTGGGCTAACGCGCAATGCCGATCTTGCCACTGTTTCAGGAACAAATTTTTCTTCTTGGTTTAATACGTCTGAGGGGACTTTTGTTTCGACGATCAATTCGGCCGGGCAAAATGCTGGCGCGCCGTGGGTATTAGAGCTTACTACATCTACCAACGCGCCATTTCTTGGACTGGACACGCGTATAATTTGGCAAAATAGCGATACTTCTTTCACGCTATCAAATACTTTGAGCGCGCTTAAAAAAATATCTAACGCATATAAATTAAATAACGCGGGGTTATACTCGTCTACATACGCTATTGATACTTCTAGTAACGTAGGGACTGGCTACGATAGGCTGCTAATAGGCAGACATGCGCCCGCGTCGTTTTTCTTTAACGGATCCATTAGTAAAATATACTACTATCCGCAAAGATTAACGCAAAGCCAGATGATAGCGTTTGCTAAGTAAAAGGATCTGACAGATGGCGCTTACTCGTGTGACTTACTCTATGATAAGCGGTAGCCCCGTCAATATCTTAGATTTTGGCGCAGACCCCACCGGCACCACCGATTCTGCGGCGGCCATTCAAGCGGCTATCAACTCAGTAAAAACGAACGGCGGCGATATTTATATACCCGCCGGCATCTTTCGCGTTAACTCCGCATTAGACGTAACAGGGATCGCGGCCAAAAGCGTCAGTTTTATCGGTGCCGGACGCCGCACGTCTCTCATTTATGCCTATCATTCAGGCCATGTATTTGACTGCACGGGCTCACAGTTCTTGCTGTTCCAAGACATAGGCGTTTGGGGGCTCACGCCATTCCCTCAAACAGCATTCTTTTTCGCGCGGTTGTCTACAAATGCCAGCGCCGGCCAAAATTATCTGAACCGAGTCCAGACGAATGGAACTTATACTGTAGCGGCCATATATAATTACGCCGCCGAAGAATTTCACATGGATGACTGCTATTGCACAAATAGCTACGCAGGCGCCGCTGTTTTACAGATAACGCGCAATAACATCGCCGGTTTGGCAAGCACATTTAAGACAGTGGCCACGGGAAATCAGTCAACAACCCAATATGATTTTTCAGGGTGCGCGTTTAATAGCTATGCAACATCCGGCACTCATGGCTGTATTCAACTCCAAGGTGTAAGCGCTATATCGTTCACCAATTTATTTTGTGTAAATCAGTCAACAACGGCCGGCGCGTCTTTTGTATGGCTTGATAACACTACATACATTCAACAAGTTATGGCGTTTAACGATGTTATGTTTGACGGAGCGGGCGCGACTATTGGGTTCAAACTAACAGGAACTCAATCTTGGTCACAGATTCAAATTGCCAGCTTATTAAACTATTCGTCGTCCATAACGCGAATGATTCAAGCTGATACGGGGTCAATCGTTCAGTTCTTAAACTTTTCTAACTGCTCAAATGCAAAAGAAATATATATTTATCAGGCCAATTACTGTGACATAGAAAATTTTGCCGCAGTTACCGTGAACTATTATATCTCCGATTCTAAAATCTCTACAAATTCTGCTACGTATACGGTTTCTAGAGCGGATTTTTCCCTAAATAACTTTGTTCAATTCTATGATACAAACGTCATAAATTCGACTGGCTCACTATCCATTTCTAATATGGCGTGGAATGTTAGTACGTTCCGAATGGGGGCCTATTATTTATGGGTCGATGGATCTGGACGTTTGCGTATCAAAAATGGCGCTCCGGCTAGTGATACGGACGGCACGGTTGTAGGAACGCAAACCTAACTTGACATATTCAGCCATGCTTATGCTATAGTAAACATCTGTACTGGCGCAGTTCACCAGGGATTCTTAGGAATCAAAAATGAATGATGAACAGGCTGTAGCGGAGATCAGCCCCGCGCCGGAACCGGAAGCTACGGCAGCACCGGAATCTGCTGATACGACGCCGGAGGAACAGCAGCCTACAAAATCGTTCACTCAGGAAGAGCTGGACGCGATTGTAAGCAAGCGCCTTGCAAGAGAACAGCGGAAATGGGAAAGAGAGCAAGCCCAACGGCTTCAGCAGGTTCAACGACCTGCCGCGCCTCCTCCCGCGCCCGATGATTTTGAGACGGCCCAGCATTATGCGGAAGCATTAGCTGAACAAAAGGCTCAAGAACTCGTAGCGCGACGGGAAGCTGAAGCCCAACAGGCGGCTATTCTTGATAGCTATAAGGACCGTGAAGAAGAGGCTAGGGACCGATACGAGGACTTTGAACAAGTCGCGTATAACCCAAATCTCCCTGTCACGGACGTTATGGCCCAGGCTATTCAGGCTTCTGATATTGGTCCCGAAGTAATCTATTACCTCGGCTCCAACCCAAAAGAAGCCAGCCGCATATCCCGTTTGTCGCCCGTCTTGCAGGCAAAAGAGATCGGGAAGATCGAAGTCAATTTGGCTACGAACCCGCCGGTTAAGAAAACCTCAACCGCGCCCGCACCTCTTGCTCCTGTCACGGCTACCCGGTCAAACTCAGGCCCACGTTACGACACGGCAGACCCCCGGTCTATCAAGTCAATGTCAACGTCGGAATGGATAGAAGCGGAACGGCAGCGTCAGATCAAGAAGTGGGAAGCGCAGAATCGGAGATAAGGTATGTCTAATTCAATTCTTACGATTGACATGATTACTCGTTTC